CACCCCCACAACATTGACAAGTTTGTTTGCAGCACCAAGTACTAACTAACAATGTCAGCCCTTTCTTACATACACAATTCTGTTCAGAAACTCACAAAAGTTTCGAATCAGCTCACAAGCTGGGTTGTCAATGATGAACCCTCTATTCAAGACTCACCTTTCATTCCCCGTGATTCGCTCGACTATTGGAATTACAGGAGATATATGCATGATGTCTTAGTTGTGGGTCTCTGGGATGTGGGCCTTTACACTGACTTCAACTTCACAATCGACAAAATAGGACTAGCATCAGCTGATCCCAAAGTTTCCAGTCAAGTTCCTGATCTCTACAGGATAGAAAATGGGATCGCCTATATATGTGAGGTCACTATAACAACCAACAAGGAACAGGCAGCTGCTCAAAAGAAGACAAAGTATGTTCCTTTGTTTGATTATCTTTCAAAGAATGACATCTATGTTGATTATAACATGATCATACTTGATATGACAAATCCAGAGTGGGCTGACACCCTTCCAGTCATTTCATCGCATGTCTGTGACCTTCTCACCAGACTCATAGATAATTTGAGGATCATACACTCAGACCCTAGATACCGAATTTTCAGAAAAGATGAGTCTCATACTTTCGAGATGAGTAGATTCGATTTTAGCCTATCGAAATCTGTCATGGCTGACACTATCATGAAAGCAACTGGAGTGAGTCAATCAGACGTTGACCCAAATATAATGGAATTCCAATCCAGCGGCCTTGATCTTGACATGACCGATGACCAATACATAAGATCGCTGGCTGTTGAAATCACAACAAGATCGACTCGTGTCAGACCTACGCCATCTGACAAGCTAGATTCTGTTTCATCCTTAAAGAGAGAATTTCAGAAACTACCATTAAAGCCCACCACAACCAAAATCCCCAAAATACTCTCCCTTGGTGTTCCTACCAAACTCAGATCTGTTGTGAGAACCTATTCGCAGTTCATCCTCGACCTTAGGAAGTCAACCATGTACGGTGGCTACTTTGATTATGTCAAACAGTCGCTGGAGAGTGTTGATCCAAACGAATCAGACCATCTCATAACACTGGCCCTCCCATCCGACATGGTAGAGCATGAACAGCGTGAGGGTCCAGGTCGGAAGAGTTGGCTGAGAAAGAATGGCATCAAAACAGCTCGAGATGCTCCCACTCACATAGGCGTGAAGCCGCACCATGAAATAATGCTTCAAGAATTCATCAGTCAGCTAAGCTCTGAGGTGGAGTCAAATTGTGTTGATACATTCCCTAGTGAATCCACAGACAAATCAGGCGATGTGGCTGAGAATTTGATGGAGAATATGGTTCAAGAGTTCAATTCAGATCCTAGCAGTACCATCTTGTGGTTCTATCAAGTTATCTCGAATGAAATAGTGTTAAATAGCATGCGGAGGAGGAAAACTAGAGAATATGCTCTTTGTGACACAGGCTTTGATGGGATTCTTATATTGGTGGCACCAGGTCCACAGCTTCGCACTGAATCGAATGTTGAGTTCATTAAGATAATATCGAGTCACCAGTCGATTGTTAACCCTCTGTCAGCAAAATGGAACAAAGTAGGCAATCACTACGAATCAAAATGGTTATCAGTCGATACAGATAGATTGAAGCATTGGCAGCGTGCATATGATAGAGTCGCACTTTCGGTATTCTGCAATGCAGAGAGACTTGTATCTCCAGGGATGTCAATGCTTCAGGCCACTCAGGAGGAAATCTCAAACAAGAATTCGATGTTGTTAACGTTGACGTATATAGAAGATAAATCCCTCACATCGACAACCAATCAGACAATTAGATATCTATGGATGAAATCTCTAGGAGATAGGCAGTTCGAAGGGCTTGCTTCAAAATTCCCTGAACGTGTTGGATCTGTTATACAATCGGTTTTCCTAACCCGTAGTTTCAATGCTTGCGAAAAATTGCTGACAAAGAAGGCTGTTGATTGGGTTAACCCCACAAAAATAAAACGCGATGAAACTACTGGGCTCTATGATGAAACGACGACTGGGTCGATGGGACTAGTACCTAGGTTGATAACAAAAGGAGGCTTAGTACCAGTTTCCTATTCTCTCAATGAGATATACTGGTGCATGGCTTATAACAAAGATAGGCAGAATAAAGCCCAGGATTCCCTCAAGATTCTCAAGAAAATCTTGAAAGAGGAGTCGAAATACAATGAAGAAATAAACAAACGCACCACACCGCAGGATAAGGTGAACTACTTCCTTGGCCGAACAAGCTTGTCCCAGGATATTGATCATGCTTTTTCTGACAAGCCTGAAAGTCACTTTTATAGTGCCAGAGCTGTGAGATGTGGAATCGAATTGCAAGATAAGCACCCTGAGAACTTTGCCACTGAGACAGGTTGGCTAAATGATCAGAAGATAGAGAGGATTTTGGGGAAAAACCTCTCTGAGTTTGCAACTTTTAAAGCTTCAGTCAAGGACATCTGTCATAGAATTGATCCTAATGATCTTTCTGAGATAAAGAAATTAGCCAAGCGAACTAAAGCGATAGAATTAGTTTCTCAAATTGTATGTGATGAGGATCTACTAACAGCTTCTCAGGTTGCAATGACATATAGTGGAGACGCGGGCATGATCTTTGAGATACTCATTCAGATCTTTAAGAAGAATCAAATTGGTGGCACACGCGAGATTATCATCTTGTTCATCAAGGCTCGCATTATGTTCAACATAGTTGAAGAAATTGCCAGGCTCCTTTGCAAGTCCGACTCTCGTGAGATTTTGACAAAAGGTCGAGATAAAAGACTTATGATGAGAGGTGATTTCGAAAGTGTCTTAAGCAGCTTCCCGAAAGACACCCCCATAAAAGTTGTTAAAGAATCTTATGACATGACATCATGGTGCCAGAAGTTCATACCGACCATCTTCATACCTATACACAATCACCATCTCAAAAGTCACAGAGGTTTGCTAGAATTCTCGCAATTCCTATTTCTCAAGCATTCAAACAAAATAATGGAGTTTCCAAAGAATCTTGTTGAACTATGGATTAAGCACCCGTCCATGGTTCATAATGACAAGCCCACTCAAGACATGAAAACTAGATTCCTTGAGACTGGATCAACTAGTTTCAGGAATTTCTCTAATATGTGTCAAGGAATACCCCATTACAATTCCAGCGTGTTGGCCCTATCTTGCTTGAGTCTACGTGACAGACTGTTTGAGGAGTGTCTGAAAGTTTTGGGAAAGAAAAAAACTATTGTTTACAAAAGTAGGGTTGGGTCTGATGACAAAGGAACCATGATTGGAGTTGACCTTTCAAAGCCAGACTCTTACTATCAATATATATTGTTGGGTCAGTGCGAGTTAGTTAGTGAAAGACTCCATTCAATGGAGTTATCTGTTAAATCGGCTTCTGGGACAATAATGTATGAGTTAAATTCATCATTTATGTGCAACCTAGAGACTCTCTCACCCACAATCAAATTCAGTCTAGCAGCAGTTGACACAATATCAACATCTTCTAGTACTGAGTTTGTTAATGAGAGTTATTCCAGAATAAGGCAATTAAGAGAAAACGGCGGGAGTTCTATATTGTGTTCTCTTGCCCATTCTCTTAATTCCAGACACTTTTATAATGTATTTGCGACAGGCCATGGTCAAGTGAATGATGTTACTAGAATCTTTTCCTGCCCGCAATCTAAGATACCTTATGACTTCGGTGTTTACCCCACTTACGACATTGACTTGCAGGACATTCTTGGCCCAGAATTCTACAATTACCAAATCTACAAGAAGTATGGTCCTATACCTACTTTCAGACTTTTATACACTGACGTGCCTGTTGCTAGAGATGACGAAGTTTTCACAACTGATAATGACCCACTACTGAAAAAGGACCACTTTGGAATAACACAAGGCTTAGTTAGACAACTCGAAAACATGAGAACACGGCTGTCTGTGAACCCTGAAGAGACCAGAGAATTCTTCACCAAGAACCCGTATCTCATAATAAGAGGTCCAGTCAACAAGACAGAGACTAAGCACCAGATCCATAGTAAACTCCTCACCAAAGGGGCATCAACCTCTCTCAGACATACTTCAGCTGCTATCTACATAGGCAGATTGTCGGCATTCCGAGCTTCCACGTCATGGCGTGGCCGCGTGGAGGATCTTGAACTATACAACCTAGACAAAGATGAAATGACATATGTCCCACAATTCCGCAAGATGACCTACTCAGATTATCTGAAATCCTGTCTGGCGAACCTAACTCACACCCCCGAGCAAATAAAAACAGCCATTAACGTGCTATTCCCCCAATCAGCTTCTTATGATCTTGCAATGAACTATGTGGGTAAGTTTAGCAGGGTTAGAACCAGTGCAAAGAGATTCTCTCAAGCTGTTAGGACCTGGACAGTCAACAACCACAACTATGACTACAAATCGTCACTAAGGGACATAATAGAGACAAGCTTTGGTCAATCTGACTTAGCACCACTCTCCGATGTTTTGGAATTGAAGTCTCTTATGGGATTTTCTCTAACATCTCTAGATCAATTCACTGAAGAATGTCTGACTAAGAACGTTAGACCAATGGACATCTTCTTCACCATGCGTAAAATATATAAACTGTCGCAAACTACTAGAATTCAAGCCTATGGGTTCGGTCCTTCAACCAACACACTACACATGACAATAAGGGGGCTTAAAACATATAACCATATAGCTGGCAAAGTTTCACTGACGCCAGATGAGCTGGATGAAGAGGAACTCGAAAACCAAAACACCCTATTTAAGAACCTTGTGAATGTGAAGCTTTGCCATAACCTAATCGTCATGGCAAGGACTGGCATGTTGAACGTGAGTGAACCCTTATCTATTCTTCAGAGCGGAAGCCAGACTGGCTCAATCTTTTCTGATGTTTTAACCACTATCCGTTCGCTCCGTACTGTAAATGGATTGGACTACACCACTAAGAAAGCTCTAATGATTTGCCTCTCTGAGCTTGCCTCGCCAGAAGAGATTAAAGAGACCCTTTTGCGTTGGAAGCACATGAATTTTTCTTATCTGAAGAGACAAAAGAAGAATGTTGACTCAAAAGGAATGGTCACCTGGACAGGTGATTTGTCTGTGCTAGTGTCTACTGAGTCAGATTCATATTTAATAAAGCAAGTCTCTGGTAAAATGTTCATCGAATGCGAGAAGATATTATCACCATTCACATTCTTTGAATCTCTTCGGTCCATGTCCAAAACATTAAATTTCAATCTTCAACACATCTTCACTCGCCAGAAAGCTACATTGGATTGTCTGTACTTGAGCTCGGACAGGAAACAGCTGTTTGTGGCAGAATATCCTGGGAACATGGTTGAGGCTCTGAATGTGCGTTATAAACCAAAATTTGGATATAAAAGGCTGGAAGACATGGATACATTGAGTATAGATCGGATATTCAATCACAAATCAAAGTCGATGCAAGTCCTTCTAAAATCCGACCAAAACACCTCTGTAACAATCTGCCATACAACTGGGTCATTATATGCAATAAGAATACCAAAAGGATTCTCTGTGAACCCAGAAATCAGATGTTTGGGAGTGGGACTCAACATGTTGTTTAAGAATCGTGACTGGTTCTTCAACTACTCGCTGACACAAATGTCCTCAAAGGAATCTGTCGAATTCTTCCTCAACCAGGTAGACATGTCAATGCTCAAGCAGTATGAGGCGCAAGCTACCGTTAATTTAAAATCCTATCTTGAGTCTCTTGGAATCACAGAAGAAGATGCAGAATCTTACTCGCAATCGACTTTTGAATCTAATAGAATGTACAAACCGGATGAACACAAATTCGGGAGTGAGTCGATAAATGAGTTGTTCAGGAGGACAATTCTAGACGTGGAACTGCCTTCAGACCTCATTGAACCGATGACAGATTGGGCTGAGATTATGGAAGATGAAGATGAGCTAGAGACAGATGCTTTCAACTTGCTGAAAGAGGAATCTACAGAAATGAATTCGATAACAAGAGCTTTTGGTTATAAAAAGCCAACCAAGCGACAGAACATGATAACGATAACCCAAAGCCAACTGGGCCCACTACTGAAGAACTCATGTATCAATCTGATATTTGACGGTGACATAAATGGACTTCAAGGTAAAAGAATCATGGGTGTTTATAAGTATTTCAAAGGCACTGATAAGTTCGCTGATCCTGAGATCAGAGAAGAAATCCTTAGGATGTGTGTCTCGAGACTCAGCATATTAAAGTCAACCAGTCAAACTAGAATAAGGACGACATTGGATTCAAACCTCTCTTCAATCGAACCACTGTATACAGGGTTCTTAAATGAGCTAGAAAACCAAACAGACGTTTGGGACCTTTTGGATGAGAAAGATTATGACACTGACGACTCAACACAGTACCAAGAGTCTGAGTTCGATGATGAAATTATGTAATGATTTAAAGTATCTTCAAGCGTGTGGGGGGG